TAAGACGCTCCGTAGTGTATTTGGGGAGCGTGCAAGGGATGCGCGCCGCGTCTTGGAAATGACGCGCTCCGAACTTGAGCAACATCCCGTAGGGTTGAAGCGAGTGAGGGAGTGCTATCACGCTACCACTACTCTGGATATCCGCATGACCGTGCTGAATTCAATCGCTGAAACGCATGGCGTCGAAGGGATTCAATTGCGCGGGGAATGGCTGACGTATTTGAACGCTGGGGATACGTACACGGCGACGCTACTGTATTGGCGCGGGTCCTATCGGGTGGGAGACTGGGGAAGCATTGTGGAAAGGGAGGACCGATGAACACCCGCGACGCAATCGTAATAGCCATTAACGACATCAGCAGGGCAGAATGTAGCGTCATGCATTTGATGCCACGGGAGGCTAGTCATCCAGACTGGATTGCGTGGAGCAAAAGGCTAGCTGACCTGTATTTCGTGCGCCTGGAATTGGAGAAGATGTTGGAAGCGAAAGGCCAAGCGTGAAAGAGAAGATTGTTGAGTTCCTTGGATGGGTTTTCGTCGCGCTCTGTACCGGGATCATCATGATCGGAATGATGCTCCTTTAACCCTCCCACCCCCCCCGCGCCCCATCCTGAAAAGGGTGGGGCTTTTTCGTGTCCTAGTGGGTAGGCCACGCATCCCAATCCCCCCGTAGGATCCTCCTGGAATCGGGATCGATCCTCCCAGCCTGTCGGGATCCCAGCCTGTCCGCTCGCCCCCCCGCTCACCTGGGCGTTGCATGTCCTCGCCCCGTACCCCCGGTACCCGCTGGCCCGCGCCCCTCGCCCCGCTGGCCTGCGACCGGCACCCGCCCGTCACCCGCCGCATGGGGCCCACCCGTCCGCATCCGTCCGCATCCGTCCGCCTGGGGCCCACCCGTCCGGGGCCCACCCGCCCCGCCCGCCCCCCAAGATGGTGCGGTGCTGTCCTGTTCCCGAGTACTGGTTACTAGGTAAAATTCGGAATTGTGGGAATTGAAATGGGTAGGGGGAGTGGATTCGCACGCCGCATACCGTCCTCGTTGTTATAGGAGCCAATCCGGTGCCCGTATGCTAGGGCAGTGTGTTGTACAATGGCTGGAGGATGGGTTTCTGCGTGCGAAAGAGTGGGTCATCGGAGCGTGTTGCCTATGGGCCAAAACCAAGGGAAAACGCCCTGTCGCGGGTTCTCTCCGCGCCCCATTCGCCCGATGACTTCGGCAGGATGGATGATGGTGCGGTTGGAATCAATCCCCTGAACGGGGCATTTCTGGGTGTGCAGGCCACTCTCCACAGGAGCCTCTCCCAACCCCCATCCGCTGTCATCATATCCCCCGCGCAACAAAACGCCTTGGCGGCCCCTTTCTGAGCGATTGCAAGGCATCCGCTACTGCGGGTCGCACTCCCCGGTTTGGTGGTGGTGCGGTGTTGATAGGGGGATCATCCCGAAATCTGTTTCGGGATCATGCCGGCCACATCTGCCACACCGGCCCAGCTTCCGACCTTCCAACCTTCCACACCGGCCATGCAGAGCGGGAGAGCGGGAGGGTTGTGGGGGTTTATGCGACTTGCTGACGGGAGCAGGGGGCCGTCAGAGCCCCCCCTGCTGCTCCCGTCGAAGCAAGTCGAACTCCCCAAGAGGGGAGTGTCATGATCCCTCTTTAGGGGGATTAGCCTTCTTTGCATAGTGAACTTCTGGAAGCTGTACCCGCTTGCTACATTTTATCAACGTAGATTTGACTGTAGAGAAATTCTGGGGCATTGGATTGGCCTGCTATGTACTACGAAGTAAACGGAAAGGTCGTGACGCTGCGGGGGTTGTTCAGCTCCATGCCGCCCATGTCCCACCACCGCGAAGACTCCAAGAGCGAAGTCCTCAACCACATTGCTGCCACACTCAAATGCAGCCCACAGAGCGCACGCCGGGCCTTTGACTCGATGCGCCAGCCGAAGACCGCCGTGCTGTTGTTCGATGGAAACAACGCTGCGTGGCACGGGTGCGATTGGGTGCCCGAGAACGAAACGGATTCCAACCGCATGATGTCCCGTCGCCTGACCAACAACTCCAAGAAGGTCGAGCAGTTCATCTCCGGGTATCGAAAGATGGAGTCCATGGTTCAGCGAGCCCTTGAGCGCATGGATGAGATCGAGCAGATGATGAATGCCCTGGGCGAAAGGATCGAACGCATCGAGGAAGCACTGGCCAACGGAGTCGAGCTTCAGCAGCAGCCCCAAGAAACGGAAACGGTGTCGCAGCCCAAAGGACCGGACACCGGGACCACTGGGGATCCCAACGATCCCTACGGGTTCTTTGCTGCAATGCGCCAGCCGCTCACCGACGACGAGCAGGAGCCTTCTTGAGATCTGCGCCGGTCATCATGCCGGGGTTCCATTCGCTCCACACGATGGAACCGTTCTCGCCGTGAGACAGCGGGAGGACAGCCCGATCGAGGCGTCCTCCGCGCTTGCAGAAGTTCAGTCGGAACTTGCGTGGCTTCTGGTGGCCCACTTCTTGGATGACGGCGATCTCGCGTGCCCAGTTGGTGAGTTCGCTGGAACCGAATCCAGAGTAGGCCAGCTCCATCATGGATGGCGGTTCACCGTCCCGGTCCTTGGCCGGCTTGGCGATGTGATGGATCCACATCCAGCAGACCTTGGTTTCCTTGAGGATTGGCTGGAGCTGATTCCGCAGGAACTTCGACACGGCTTCTTGGTTGGAGAGATCCCCACCGAAGTACGACAGGAGCGGATCGCACACGATGAGGTCCAGCTTGGACTTGGTGATGAAGCGGCGGGCGTATTCCAGGAATGACTGGCCGGTGCGGACGGTCTCGGTGCGGAAGGAGATGTTCTTGCGGATCGCTTGGGAGTCAGACCCGGAGAGTGAGAGTCCCTTGACCACGCCTTGGAATGCCTCGGCGAGATCGCCCTTGTCGTTCTCGGCTTGGATGACACCGATGCGGAGTGGCTTGACCGGAGCGATGCCGAAGAACGGTTTGCCGGTGGCCCACAGCATGATGAGCTGCATGATGAGGGAGGACTTGCCGATGCCGGAGCCGCCGGACAGGACGATGGAGGATCCCTTGGTGAGCCAGCGATTGCCCACGAGGTTATCGGGATCGTTGGAGGGATCGAACCCGGCGAGGTCCTCGGTGGTGATGACGGTGGCATCGTCCTCGGCCTGTTCGATGCTGACGATCCAGTCCTCCCAAGTGGGTGAGCCGATGCGTGTGGCGATCAGGCGTTGGCGATGGTCGCCTCGTTGGGCCCCTGGCAGGCGGGAGTAGCGGGACGGGTTCTTGTTCTTGGGATCGATGCCGGGGATGTGTGCGTAGATGACATCGCGTCGTTCTTCCCACTGGGCGCGGTCGACGGCATCGACGCGGACCCATGCGTGGATGGACTTGCCACCGGAATCGATGAGTACGGAGATGGGGAGACCGGACTGCTGAAGGATTTCGAGTTGCTGGGCTTTGGGCATCTCGTCCATCTCGACGAGTACGTGGCGCAGATTGGAGACGCTCTTGTCGGAGCCCGAGAAGTCACCGGGAGCGAATGGATTGATGCGGACAAACGCACCGCTGGATCCGAGGGCTTCAAGTGGGCACTCGTGGCCGGCGAACCGTTCCATCCACTGTTCGCGGGTCATGAATGAGCCCGAGGAGTTGGGCTTACCATCGGGTGTCAGGTCGTTGCAGATGCAGACGATCTCGCCTTCGCAGAACGCGGCTTGCAGGAATGCGTTGAACTCATCGGCGATGGGCGCGAGCGGAGCGGGAGCTGCGGCTTGCTTGGTGAAGCGCACGGCGGACATGGGCGGTGGTGCGGTACGTGGCCCACTGGCTTCGAGGAGATGGCCGCGTGGGTTGGAGTGGGGCGTGTCGCGTGCGGACCTGATCTTGTGGACCAGTTCGCGTTCCTTCCACGGTGGTTGGCAGGATCGGTTCCAGTCGAGGAGCAGATCGTAGGCATCGTTGTCATCGAGGCAGAAGCCGTGGATGAGTCCGGTGGCCGCGGTGAATGCTTGGGCGTGCCCGTTCTGTCCGGAGATGGAGTGAGGAACGCGGGACAGCCATGCCCTGGCCCGCTCAATGGTGGTAGCCATGTGGGTGT